CTTAATGGCGGACGCAATACGGTAACAAATGCAGCAGCGGGGGATAATGTTGCTACTGGCTGGGAACGTATTGTTGAATCTAGCCCTTGTGCCTATTGTGCTATGCATGCTGCTAGCGGTGGTGTATGTAAGGAACCATCATTTTCGTTCCGCGCACACGATTATTGTACGTGTCTGGCTCGCGTTGTATTCAAGGGTCAGAGTTCGGCTAATGCTGGCCTCGCTGAAGAGTGGGGACGGACGACGATGGGTAAGAATGGGAAGGACGCGATAGCGTCCTGGAATCAATACTGGAGTGAGAAGAATGGCAGCAACGGGAACGGCGGTGGCGGGGCAGAAGCTACGCCAGCGACTACAGCAGAAGGGGCAGGCAATGCCCCCGTCGAAGTCCAACCAGTCGGACTCGCCTAGATTCCCCATCCAGGGGCGTACCGGGCCAAACTCTCTGGCGTCGGCGATCAAGGCCGTCGGCCGGGCGCGGCCTAACACGCCGGCTGAGCACAACAAGGTCCGCGCCTACATCAAGAGGGTAGCCAAGAAAAAGGGATGGGGTAGCGACATCCCGGACTCCTGGGGGAAGGGCGGCGGCAAGTGACTCCCCGGTGTACGCCAGCCCTACTGCGGAGCGGCGCGCACATCTTGATCCTTGATATCGATGAGGACTCCGGATGGCCAATCGCAGAGGTTCCGGGGCTAGGGCTTGTCCCGGTCGATCCGGTCGAGATCCAGGAGGGGTGGAACGATGACAGTAGTTGATGACAGTGTCGTTAGTGTTGTACCGAGTCCGCCGGTTCAGCAGACGGTGCTGTTCTTCCCGGCCGGGAATGATGTTCAGGTAGTCGTGCAGTATCCTTCGGTTTCCGACGGTACTGGGTGTCAGTCGGAGTTTTACTACAAGACCGACCGGACGACTTCGGACACAGATCCCTCGACGGTGGTCTTCACTTCCCCGGTCGTCGACGACCCTAACAACGCCGGGGCGACGATGTCGACGTTCACCATCGACGCTGTGGACAACTCCGTAGCCGGGGCTATGTGGTGGAGGGTTGACTTCGTGGACTCGACGGGGTTGCGTACCACCGTAGGGTTCGGGACTCTGCTAGTGGAGGCTGTGTGATGGACACTAATCCTCCTGAGCACACTAATATGCCGGCGCAGCTACTGCGGTACTGGACGTCTGGCGCGGGTGCTGCCAAACTTCACTGGGGCGTGCCTGGAGATTTTGACGCTTGCGTCTCGACGCTCTCCAAGTACGTCTCGCCGGGTATGGTCCAGGGGCTTTGCGCTAACATCCATAAGCATGCGACCGGAGGATGGCCGGGGCACGCTCCGGGTGAAGAGGCGCTCCGAAAAGTCAAGGGCTGAAGGGTCTAGACTTCCGGACGCGGATAGGCTATAATCGCGAGAGGCAGGGCTGGAGGGTAGGATGAGCGAAGAGGTTGGAGTTGCGAAGGGTCAAGTGAGGACTCAGGGTGCTCGTCCGCCTCGCCTTGCTCCTGTTCCAAGCTTGGGTGAGGTTGTTGCCTATGCCGCTACTCAAATTGTGACTGTACTTCCTGCTGAAGTAGACCTCAACATCTATCAGGGTGACGACTTCTATCTTGACGTGGCCGTCACCGACTCGGCTAGTAACCCAATCGATGTCACGAACATGGTGCCTATGTCGCAGATCCGGACAACTCCTGATGGTCCTGCGATTCTTGCTAGCTTTAACATAACTGTTGACACTACTAACAAGAACATCATGCACTTGCATTTGGCTGCTACTGATTCCAATAACTTGCCGCCCGCCTGTGCCTGGGACCTTCAGCTTTCGCAGCCTAGCGTCACAACCATAGCTGCTGGCACAGTTACCGTTACATTGCAGGTGACGGTATGAATCCGCCTCCGGTTCCTGTGGTGACTGTTGTTGCTCCTTCAACGCTTACGTCGCCATACCAGGTTGCAGTATCAACTCCGGGGCGGCCGACGGTCACCGTAACGCCTCCCTCGGGACCGCCTGGCGCAACTGGACCTCCTGGCCCGCAGGGTCCGCAAGGGCCAGTTGGTCCGCAGGGTCCGGTAGGCCCGCAAGGACCAATTGGCGTAACTGGCGCAACTGGTCCTACTGGTGCGACGGGTGCGACCGGCGCAACTGGCGCTACAGGTCCGCCTGGAGTACAGTGGTACAACGTTAAAACGCAGTATGGCGCGGACTCTACTGGCGCTGTTGATGCGACGGCCGCGATCCAGAATGCGATTAATGCGGCGAACGCAGCAGGTGGTGGTGTTGTCTATATCCCGGCCGGGCGCTATAAGATCTCGGCACCTTTGACTCTGACTAATTTCCAGTTTGTCACTATACAAGGTGATGGTCAAGCCGGTTCATGGCTTATGCCTACGGCCGCGTTCGCGGGTGTGGCTGTTATTGCTATTGTAGGAGGAAATCGTCATTCGGTAAGAGATCTGTACATTCAATTTGCGAATGGAACTTATAGCAATAACCCAGTTGCTGATGGAATTAATGTTCAGCATTCGGTCGACTTCCGTTCAGAAGGTGTAGAGGTTGCATATGTTAATGGGTATGGCATCAATATCATTAGCGACTCGACTGCTAGCAGTCTTTTCGCTATTATTGATAAGTTCCATTTCTATAGTGGCAAGGGCGGTATCAATTTCCAGGGCCTATATGGGTCAAATGTAAATATGTTCGCTCACGTATCCAATTGTATAATTGATACTCCATGGGCATCTCCCGGTATTAACATACAGGATGCTCAGTATATCAATATCAATAATGTTTACATATCATCGAATCAAAGTAATGCTATCCAAATTTCTGGCATTGGCGGCTTTGTAGAAATCAGCAATTCAAATGTTGGCGGATATAACGGGGGCGTTGCCGGTACATCCGCCTTGTCTATTCAGGCTTCCGGAGGAAACTCTCCAACCGACATTTACGTCACAGGGACAATTTTTATCGGATCAAATTATAGCATTCAGATTGTCAGTGGCTTTAAGATACAATTTGCGAACTGCGAAATTGGCTGGGCAACTAGCCATGGTGCATATATTAGCGGTGGCGCAAATCTGATATCATTTATAGGATGTATGTTCGCCTCTAATGCTAGAGTTGCCGGAACGAACTATGACCTGTTCTGGACTGGCACTGGCATTATTGATGTTGTTGGTTGTACATTCTATACTTACGTTAACGCAGGAGTTGCTGGTTACGTTGCGGCATCTTGTAACTTTACGGCCGGAACATCAAATGTTAGTAGTTGTTCATTCCTCAATAACACTACTACTGGGGCATTCGCTACCCGCCCAACTTATGCGTCAAGCAATATTAATGATTCATTGTCCAACTTCCAGAAGCTGGCTACATCACAAGGTTTGATCCTTACGCCTAGCTCGGCTAGTGCTATCGTTCCGGTTAATGGTGGAACTCTAAATCCTGCTAATGTTGCCTCGGTTCGGCTCAATGCTGCTGCGACTGTTACGGGCGTCATACTAGCGCCGGGGACCGTTGATGGTCAGACAATTACTCTTATCAATGAGGGTGCTGGCTCGATAACGTTTGCGGCTTCGGGCTCGAACGTAGCGACTGGAGTAGGTAGCTCTATTGAAGCAGGAACCGCTATCCGGTATATCTGGAGCGTTCGCACTGCGTTGTGGTACTCACCAAGTGCGGTGGGAACTTCGACAATATACTATGCGTCGAATGCAGTTGCCTTCACCGCTGTAACAAATGATGCCGCATGGCACGCTATTGGTGGAATCATTACCTTCACCGTGGTCGGCGCGGGTGCCGACATATCCGTAGCGGCGATGGGATTTGGAAAAATAAATACGGGCAATACGGCTGTGAATGCTATTCTACAAGGAGCATTCCTTCTTGATGGTGTGGCTCAGGGCAACATACCGTTCGGGATTACTGCTCAGGTGTCGGGGAATGGCGCAAGCGGATTGATAGGCGGAACATGGGCGGTTACTGGATTGGCGCCTGGGACGCATACGGTACAATTCGCTGGCTGGTTTAATGGTACATCATCTACCGGACTTATATCTAATACGGACGTCACCGTTACCGTGGTGCAGAAATAGGGGATGACTTATGAGTGCTGATGCAGCAGACGCCGGAACGGCGAATGGTGCTGTGCCCGGAACGGGCGACGGCGATACCGGGCAGCTTGAGGGGCAGCTCGAAGGTGAGGGGCAGGCGCAAGGCCAGGAGGGCGAAACGCCTGATCCGGCCGCCGAACTCGCTCACTGGAAGGAGATGGCGCGGAAGCACGAGAAGCGCGCCAAGGAGAACGCCGCAGCAGCGGCGAGGATGAAGCAAGTCGACCAGGCCAATATGACCGAGGTCGAAAAGGCCGTAGCAGCCCAGCGCGAAGCGGAACGCGAGCGCGACGAGGCACGCGACATGCACTCTAGGATGATGGCTGCGGCGGCCAACGACCTACCGGTAGAACTCATCGACTTCCTCGGCACCGGAACGGAAGAGGAAATCAATGAGCGTGCGGAGCTACTCGCCAGCAGCATCGAAGAGACCGCTCAGGCGATAGCGGAACAATTGCTGAGCGATAAGATCGCGTCAGGCGAACTTGTCGTCGCAAACGGCAACGGCCGGAACGGCCAGCCTCAAGTCGTACCGGGTCGCCCGGTCGAATCCCTGCGGGCTGGATCAGCCCCCGCCGGAACGGCGCCAGCAACGCAAGAGCAATGGTTCCGCCAGCTGCTCCACGGATCATAGCGTCGCAGTAAAGGCTGTGACGGGAAAGGCCACTTGATGGCGATCTACAATGAAGGGATTACCCGAACTCAGGGCGCTCCCGACCCTCTCGTGCCGCAGCCTTTGGCGACGGCCATTATCCAGGAGGCACCGAAGCAGTCCGCTGCGCTCAGCCTCATGAACAGGACAACTCTGTCATCGAAGACCCAGCGCATGCCAGTGCTCGACGTACTGCCCATGGCGTATTGGGTCGGCGGCGACACAGGCATGAAGCAGACGACTCAGCAGGCGTGGAAGAACGTCGTCATGGTCGTCGAGGAACTGGCCTGTATCGTGCCCATCCCCATCGCCTATCTTGACGACGCGGACGTGCCACTCTGGTCGCAGGTTCAGCCGCGGATCACAGAGGCGGTCGGCGCGCTGATCGACTCGGCCGTGCTCTGGGGCATCAACAAGCCGGCCACCTGGGGTGAGTCGGTGTTCGTCGGCGCCACCAAGTCCGGCAACAGCGTCATCGAGGGCACCGGCGTTGACCTTGGCGTTGACGTGTCCACACTGGGCGAGCACATGGCCCAGACCGGCTATACGCTCAGCGGCTTCGCGGCGATGCCGGGGATGAACTGGAAGCTGGTCGGAATCCGGTCGGCGCAGGGCATCCCGATCTACCAGCCGGACATGACCGGCAAGCCGGGCGGTACCTTGTACGGGTACCAGATGTCTGAGGTCAACAACGGTTCCTGGCAGATGCCGACGGCGGGCGCGATTATGCTCGGCGGCGACTTCACCAAGGCGATCATCGGGATGCGCCAGGACATCTCCTTCAAGATGTTCACCGAGGGCGTCATCTCGGACGACACCGGCAAGGTCATCCTCAACCTCATGCAGCAGGATGCCGTGGCCATGCGGATGGTCATGCGTCTCGCGTACGCGACCGTCAACCCGGTTACCGTGATGGAGCCCACTACCGCGATCACTGCTCGCTGGCCGTTCGGCGCGGTCCTTGGTGTTGGCACCACGCCGCCTACTACGGGCGCGATCGACGTCAAGGTCGGCTACCCGACGACGGGCGGACAGCTCATGGCCGGCGACACCGGCGGTGCCGATGTCCAAGCGCTCTCGGACTGGGAGCAGGGCGCTCTGGAGGCGAAGAACGAGGCCCTGGGCGATGACACCCGCGAGGAATACCAGGCGAAGCGCGCCGAAGCCGTGGAGCGTAGCGTTCCCGGCAGCCAGCCGCGTAGTACCGGCCGTCGCGGTACGGGTCACACCGGGACTACCGGGAACAAGGAGTAGGAGGGGAAATGACTGCGTTGCCTGGCCTCGTTACGCCGGATGATATTGCGGCGAGGCTAGGCCGCAGCCTCACCCAGATCGAAGCAGGACGGGTCGACGGTATGATTGCTGATTCCTCGGCAATCGTTCGTAGATACTGTCGTCGTGACTTCGCGTACTACGCTACGGACACGATCACCACGACGGCTGACGGTGGGATTATCAAGCTGACTTCGTGGAAGCCGATCGCCTCGATTAGCGAGATTATCGCGCTCTCGGGTACGCCGGGTATTCAGGACATTCCGGTAACGTGGTACCACTTCGATGCCGTCGACAAGATCACGGTATTCAACCCGTCGCTCTCGGGCATCATCAATCTACCGGAGATCTGGTATGAAGAGACGTTCTGGTGGGGTGGTAGCTTCAAGATTACCGGAGCGCACGGATTTGTCGACGTACCCGGTGACGTCGTAGCAATTATCTGTACGGCGATCACGTCCGAGCTAGCCACGCCTACGCAGTCCGCGACCCTGATGAGTGAGTCGGTTGGGGCTTACTCGTTCTCCATGCGTCGTACTTCTGGCGCGGGTCTGAACGCGGCGCTAATCGACGCCGGTATGAAGACGGCGCTTTCGGATTACCGGCAGAGCATGGCTACGATGAAGGTGAGGTTGTGATGTCTATACCTACCACCTTCCAGAGCCCGGTCTTTCCGTACGGCGTGACTGTTACGCTTGTCAAGCGAATCCTTTCCGGGCAGGACGCAAACGGTAATGACGTATATACAGAGAAGACTCTTCAGGTCCCCAATGTGGTGTTCGTACCGGGTGGCGCTTCAGAGAATCTGGTCTTTGCAGACCAGACGAATACGATAGAGCAATTTTACTTGCCGTGGGGTACTGACGTTAACGCATACGATGCTATCATTTTCCTGGGCATCGAGTACGAGATACAGGGAATCCCTAGCCAATGGATATCTCCGTTCTCTGGGCGTCCCTCGCCTATCCGGGTTACCGCAGTAAAGATCTCTGGAGTGTCGATCTTATGGCCGCGCGGCGTAGGTATGACCCTAGTATGGGTAGGAAAGTAGAGTTCGTGCTGAATCATCGCGGCGTCGGGATCATGCTAAACTCGTTCGAGATGATGGAAGCCCTACGGCCGTTCGGCGAAGAAATCAAGTTGAAGGCGGAAGTTATCGCTCCAGTTTACGAGGGAAGGTACTGGGGTAAGGATACGAGGTACCCTGGACGCTACAAGGCCAGCTTCCATATCCGGTCGCGGCGGTACGGAGGGTCAAAGGGCGATCGGGCGCAGGTACTCGTCTATAACGATTCGCCAGAAGCGTTCTGGGTCGAGTACGGCAATAAAGGTAATGAACCGTATCATATTCTTCATCGTGCGGCGTTTGGTAGGTGGGGGAGATAATGAACGCGACGATTACGCCATTCCCTGACCCGGAGACGATGCTCATGTACGCACTCATCCCAATTAACCCGTCGACCTGGCGGTTTGTTACTATTCTGCCGGCTGGGGATTCCCCGGACATCGTTGTGCGGTTCAGGCGTTCCGGTGGCACTAACCGCAATATTGGAATTGACAGTCCTGTTATTGATGTTGACGTCTTCGGACCTAAGTCTCAGGTTGGGACTGTGTCGGCTGCGGCACGAACTATACAATCTCAGATACTGTCGCTCGCTAGCGCGGTCGTCTCGAATGGAGTTATTCAGCACGCTTTCACCGTAGTAGGTCCCCGACAACTTCCGGAGGTGAACCAGAACTACGTCCGTTACAACGCAACGTACCAACTTCAAACTCACGCATAGATTCACCTAGGAGGGTGAAATGTCAGAAGCTAGCACCGAGCGCAAGTCGCGCGGTAGCAACCGAGACGCAGCGAATCAGTTCGATCTTCCTGTTCCTCTTGCCGGCCTCCCGGCGCCAGGCACCGGCCCCTACAAGGATGACACCCTGCTATACGCGGCCGGCGACGTCGTCGTCTGGGTCGGGTCGCCGAACAACGCAACGCCGCCGCTGGCGTTCGAAGACCCCAGCACGCTCGGCACCAAGGAGTACGTCTGCATGGGATGGGTGGACGTAGCCGGGTATATCTTCAAGCTCGACGAGACCATCAAGGACATCCCGGCCGCCGGCATCCTTACGCCCGTGCGCTCGATCCTCACCGGCGGCGTCAAGACGGTGCAGTGTACCTTCCTGGAAGCGCTTAATCCGCACGTCCGCGCGCTATATGACGACGTGCCGGTCTTCCCGCTTGCAACATCGCCACTCAGCCCGCCAACTACGCCGGTCGCCCCGCTCGCGGCAAATCAGGTCGTGTATACCCTGCCGGACCCGCCTGGTGACAACAGGTATTCCCTGATCTTCGACAGCATCGACGGCGTCAAGCGGCAGCGCTTGTACGCGCCGTTCGCTAAGGTCACGGCGCGAGGTAACGACCAGGCCCAGCAGGGCGACATCACGATGACGGACATGACGTTCACGTTCTACCCTGGAATCATCGGATCACAAAACAACGCCGTCGTTCAGCGCACGATCGACTACGGCAAGGACGTATCGGCGTACTTCGCATGACCGCCGACGAGTGGACGCCGGTAGATCCGGCGCCAGACGACGATGTGCCGGTCGATGTCGACCTCGACTTGCTGGACGAGTCGCTGCGCAAGGAGCGTGTCGGTCAGCGGATCACCGTGCGACTTGCGGGTCACGTCATCCATATCCAGCATGCCAAGGACTGGTCGTCAACGGCCATGCGCGCGGCGTCTGGCGGGGACTGGGATACCTGGGCGCGGGAAGTCATCGATAGTGATGACGAGTTCGTCGCCTGGGTCGACGCAGACCTACGCAACTACCAGGTCGAGGCAGTCTTCGATGAGTGCGGCCGACAGTCCAGGATGAATATGGGAAAATCCGGAAAGCGCTCTGGATCACCGAGAGGTTCCCAGAGGCGCTAGAAGCGGACCTACAACGCTACTACAACCTACCGATCACTAGTCTTGGCGCGGATCTTTCGTGGCGTAGGCTACTGGTACTCGTAGAGCATCTACCACCGGAGGGTGCGTTGAATACCGCGATTCGCAATGCTACGCCGGAACAAGACCTGGCGCAGGCGACTGGCGATGCTTCGCGTGCTCCATGGAGTACTCTTGAGTCACTAGTAGCCGCGCTTATCGATGAGGTTCGGCAGTTCGCTTGGATGTACACGGCCGTACATGCGAAGAATGCTCCGAAGAGGCCAGAGCCGATTCGGCGTCCAGGCAGCACCGGAAGGCGTCATGGCGGGAAGCTCATGCGTATCAGCGAGATCCGGACGCTGGACCCGCGTATGCGCGATATGAGTGATGACGAGATCCGCGAGCTGTTGAATAGCCCGGCTATGAGGGTAGGTTCGTTATGGCTCGTGATACCGAAGTCGGTAGCGTAACTGTAGGCGTCGTTCCTGATGCTACGGGTATCGAACAGAAGCTGAAAGACCAGATCGTACCCGCCGCAGAGCGTGTCGGTGAAGAAGCCGGCAACGAGATGTCGGATGCTATCGAAAGTAAGATGACGGAAGGAGGCAACAAATCAGCTAGCAAATTTGAGACGTCCTTTAAGACTCGGTTGAAGAAGGCACTTGATAACCTGCCGGAAGCAAAGATCGAAGGCGACGTCACTGACGTCGAACAGAAGATTGAAGAGGTCCGTGCGGAGATTCAGTCTCTCTATGCGCAGCCTTTGATTGACAAGGCTGACGCGGCCCGGTCTATCGACCAGATTATGCTTAAGGTCGCGGCGCTGAGGGCTGAGGCGGCTAGTGGTATTGACATCCCGGTCGACGTCGATACGCAAGGTATGCTCGCGGATTTTGAGACTGCCATTTCCAAGATTCGTGGAAAGGCTATAACCGGGGCACTCGTTCCCGGCGGCATGTTCTCAAGAATTCCGTTCAGCGGATCGTCTGCGGATAAGGTTCTTGCGGCCGCCCAACAGCAGGCAGCTGCTGCGGCAATGCCATCGATGAGTGATATTTTCGTTGAGGCCAAGGCGCTACAATTCGCC